AAGTCCCAAAATATAGCACTTCCGTCTCACAGGTCAAAAGCATTTTAACGTAAAGGTTCAGAGAAGCGTCCGCTTCGTACAATGACTATGCCCCTCGTAGTTTTCCCGTACACCAACCTCAAAATACTGTACGATAAGTGAATGGACCTAAAGAATCAATTGCCCCAGGATGAAGTTACTTTCATCGCGGCATTGCCACGTCCAGAAGCTGAGTCCCGCCTCCGCTCCCTCTGGGAAGCTGGCTGGTCTCTTCAAGTTCTTGGTAATTCCCTTAATCCACAACGCCCTAAGACAACTATCCACTTCTGGGTAAAGCGAGCCGCGACTATTGAGCAGCAGAGAGCAATCCCTGCCCCTCCACCTAAATCCTTAACAACTTCAGTTCCTACCAAGTCTGCTCCGCGCCTACGCTCAATCAGCCCTGGAGTCCCCACAGACATGAGACCACGCCTTAAGCAGCTTTCAGACCTAGCAAAGCGTTATAGGGCTAAGACAGCCCCTGATAGCCCCTTGGCGCAGGCTAACGATGAATTGACCGCTGTAGCACGCACACTGCGTTCTATGGGCGTTCCAACCGCCTCTATTGCTGAAGCAGCAGGAGTTTCTTACCGAGCCATGGCTAGAAGGTTGAGTAAGTAGTGAGCCGTCAATACAAGACACTTACAGGCACCTACGCAGAGAATGAATTAGCCATTGTTGTGTGGATGAACCCAAAGTCTAAGAATTCAAGGCAATCGCGAGCACTTGAGACAATGACCTCCGAAAACAGCCGTTATCCAATGGCTTTCCCTATTAAGAGCCTTACAACTAACCGTTCATGGCGAAATGCGACATTTGTACATACTCGTGACGAGGTTTACGAAATGATTCAGAATACTAAGCGCACCCATCCATTAGTTGTTCCGCTAGAAGTTGCCAAGCTCGCTTGGGGCTGGGATAACTTTTATGTTCCATCGGAGTATGTTGAATGATGCGCAAGCATGTAGATATTTTCCCCGCCGTCGTTCGACTAGCTGAGCCTGGGTCCTTAGATGACTATACCCAGCTTAAAACTACTGGCGATGCCCCTCAGGGGACGCGTCGAGTTGATAGAACTCGTGCCGTAGTAATTGAGAACATCCTTCTTATTGCTCAAGACTCCCCAGAAGGCCCAAAGGTCATTTTTAGAGAGCAAGTAAAAGAAATGTCTAACGAAGGCAAAACTACCCATATCTTGACTGATTCAGGAAAAATCATTGCCATCCTCCGAGACGACAACTGCGGCTGTGGTTCTCGACTACGTGGCTGGAATCCTCGGGGTTCTGCCATCGTGACCTCGAGCGAGGACCCAAATGCTTGATTGGTTTAGCTTTATTATTCTTGCCCTAGCAACTTACAGAATTACCAGACTATTAACGCGGGACGTTATTACCGAAGGGTTCCGCAACTGGTGGTGGAGCAAGTTCCCACCCGAGTCTAAAAAACTCGGATACCTGTTAACCTGTGAGTGGTGTTTGTCCATTTGGGTAGCATCAATCCTTCTAGGCTTTGCTATCATTACTACAGTAACTATTGCTGTGGCTTCGGTATTCGCCTTATCCGCAGTAGCAGGGCTGTTAACTGCGTATGAGGATAAATAACTTCATGCTCCGTAACAAACATGACGAGGAGAATCGCCAATGAGCGTATTCAAAAAAGAAGAGCCAGTAGTAGAGCCAGTGGCTCCTGCTGCAACAAGCAAACCTCGTAAAAAGCGCTCCACGAATCGTTCGACTCAAGTAGTCATCAACCAACAGGCACCTAAGCCAACTGGTCTTTCATCAATCTTTACTTCAGGAGCAAACACTCCTAAGCCACTTTCCTATAACGCTCCTCGTTCAATGACTGCTGCCGCTGCGCAGGTAAAAGTTAACGACAAGGGAGAATTTGAGCAGTTTAAAACTCGTCGTCACGCATCTTCTAGCGCATGGCAACAAGAAGCTTGGGAATACTACGACGCAATCGGTGAAATCAAGTATGCATTCAATCTTGTTGCATCTGTAGTTTCACGAATCCGAATTTTCGCCGCTGCTGTTGACGATGCATCACAGGCTCCAGTTTCAGTAAACGAGTCTCGTGTTGTTGACCAACAACTTGCATCTGCTGCAGAGCGTGCACTTGAGCGCCTTAACTCTGCATACGGTGGACAAGCAGGTCTTCTAAAAGATGCAGCTCTAAATCTTTCTGTTGCAGGTGAGTGCTACTTAGTACAGATGCCAGCAAAGGTTGGAACAGGAACTCCTGAATCTTGGGACGTCCGTTCCGTTGATGAAGTTATCACTGACGCAAAGGGTGGACTTAATGTCATCGGTCGCCGTGAGCAAACTCAAGGACAAGGACAAGCATTCGGTGTTTCTCGTCTTGGCAACAAAGCTTTCGTAGGACGCATCTGGCGTTCACACCCACGATTCTCTGACGAAGCTGACTCATCACTACGCGGTCTACTAGACCTATGTGCTGAACTCCTACTACTGAACAGGACATTCCGTGCGACGGCTCGCTCTCGCCTCAATGCTGGTGCTCTTTATCTTCCAGATGGTCTCTCGGTTGCGGCGCAAGCGGACCCAGACTACCCATACGATTCTGAGGATGGCGTCGGCGCAGGCTTTACTGCTGAAGAAGCAGAAGATGAATTCGAAGAACAACTAATCGATGCGATGACAACTCCGATTCGTGACGAAGAGTCCGCATCAGCAGTTGTTCCGCTTATCATTCGTGGTCCTGCAGAACTTGGTGACAAGATTAAGCAGTTCAAGTTCGAGCGTTCATTCGACCCAGCACTTGCTGAGCGTTCAGACCGTGTACTAGAGCGCATCTTGCAGGGACTAGATGTTCCAAAGGATGTTGTAACAGGTCTAGCAAACGTTAAGTACTCAAACGCTCTACAGATTGACGAAGCACTTTACAAGGCACACATCGAGCCAATGATGCTTCTTATCTGTGACTCACTCACAGTTGTTTACTTACGTCCATACCTCATGGCAAATGGTTACACAGAGTCTGAAGCAAACCGAATCACAGTTTGGTATGACCCATCAGCAGTTTCCACACGTAACGACCGCGCTGCAGATGCAGATGCAGGTTATGACCGTATGGCAGTTTCTTCTGACACATGGCGTCGTGCTCACGGATTCTCAGACCAAGATGCACCAACTCCAAATGAACTTGCACTTCGCATGATGACTGAAAAGGGTGCAATGACACCTGAGCTAACAGAAGCAATGCTTGCTGCTGTTGCTCCAGACATGATGAACGCAGTTAAGGCTGCTCAACAGGCTGCATCAGTTGCACCTCTACCAGCCAACGTTGCAGATGTTCTTGCTGGAGAAGTTCCTGCACCAGAAGAAGGTGCAACACCTGAAGCAGAAGGTGTAACACCTGAGACACCAGAGGCAGCGCAGTAATGTCTGAAAAGAAGTTAATCCCAATAACTCCTGTAACTGCAGCAGCAGAAGGTTGCCCACCTGCGACACAAGATATCGCACTTAATCTTAAGAACCGCAAGAACGCAATCGATACAGCAATGTACGGTCCGCTTAATCCAGCAGAGCCAAACGAAGAGTATTGGACTGCACTTGGAGGCGAGTGGGGCGTTGATGTAGAGACTGCGAAGAAGCAGACTTGCGGAAATTGCGCTGTATTCATTCAGACACCAGAGATGCTTTCATGCATTGAGACTGGTCTAACCGATAACGCAGATGAGTTTGATGCAATTGATGCAGCAGGCGAACTTGGCTACTGCGAAGCATTTGATTTTAAGTGTGCATCAGCACGCACCTGCCGCGCTTGGGTTGCTGGTGGTCCAGTAACAGAAGAGAAGACAGAAGAACCAACACCTGCCGCTGTGTCCGAACCAGCAGAGCCTAAAGCCGTTGCTTACACAGTTGGATTTGGTGTTCGTGCAGAAAAAGCATTAAAGAAAAAAGTTGAGGACTACAACAAGTACGCAGCATCTGACCGTAAAGCATCTGTTGCAATGGTTAAAGCTGTTTACCGTCGTGGCGCATCTTCATTCTCAGTTTCACAACACCAAGGAACAACTCGTAGTCGTTGGGCAATGACTCGTGTTGATGCATTCCTTCGTTTACTTAGCGCAGGTAAGCCACTTAACGCTTCCTACAAAGCAGACAACGACCTTCTACCAGTCTCACACCCACGTTCTACAAAAGTTAGTTCTAAGGGTCAGGCAGTCACAGCATCTGGTTTGATTCCAGAAGAACAAGATTTAGCAGATGCACTTATTGCAATTACTCAGAAGCACGGTCCATTTGACCAAGATGGCGACGGAGTGTGGGCTGGTTACACACCTGCTTATGAGAACGAAGTTAAAGACATCGGCGTTAAGTGTTCAAACTGCGTATTCTTCCAAGGCCCTAACAAGTGTCAGATTATCTCTCTTGAAGTTGAAGCAGATGGCAAGTGCCGTTTCGCTGTTCTTCCAGAAGGTTCAGTATCTGGTTACGATGTTCCACAGCGTCGTGATGACAACCTAGAACTTCTTCTTGCATCTGCATATGCAGAGACTCAATTGACTGTAGACCTTAACTATGAAACACCAGAGCAGGCAATTCTTGCTCTTACAGAGTTCTCTGGTTTGGGATACGAAGCAGAGCCAGCATTCCGTGCCTCATGGCTTCGCGCAGTTAAGAATGGTGAAGACCCATTTAAGCGTGCATCAATGCTCGCAACAATGAAACACGACAGCCTCGATGCTGATTTGCTACCTAAGGGAGATATGTAATGGCTGAGAATCCTTGCTGGGACGGATACGAGCAAATCGGAATGAAAATGAAGAACGGGAAAAAAGTGCCTAACTGCGTACCTATCAAGCGTGCAAAGAATCTCAGCACTATTGAAGAGCAGACACAAAAGATTAAAGATGCTGCCCTCGCTCTTGTTAAAGAAGCCAACACCGAATTTACTGGTACTCGTTTAGTTACAGCTCGTGCAGCATTGACAATTGTTGACCGCTCGATTGCTAAGAATGAAGCAGAGCCTTTCTCTGTTCGCAAGCACCGCGCTCTTACAGAACTTTCTCAGTACGTCACTCTTGCTCAACAAAACCGTGTCCTAAACGGTAAGCCAGAACACACAGACCTTCTTCCAGTTGCACACCCACGTTCAACTCGTGCACATGATATGACTACCGCATCATTGATGCAGTCCCGTGCCCGTTGGGTGACTGATGACCCAACTATTAAAGACGCAGCAATCAAGACACTTCTTGCATCTGCACTTACTGCACACCCAGCTTCTGCAGAGTACGAATACTCTGTTGCTCGCCTCGAGTCTTTCCCAGAAGGACAAATTCCTCAGTATGCACTTCTTGCAGCTCTAGGAGATGGAAACTCTTCTGCAGCTCGTCGTGCTCGTGCAATGCGTCAGCGTCGTGACCGTAAGGGTCGCTTTGCTGAAATGGGTGGCGGTCTCCGTGCACTTATCCGTCGTGTTAATGGCATGATTCAGAATTTGAATGGTCGCGCTGTTTCTCAGGGAATCGAAGGCGACACTTTCGATATGGAAACTCCAGATGGAAGACTATTCCGTGTTCCAGCAAGCAATGTAGAAGCAATTAAAGCAATCATCCCAAGTCAGCAGACCAAGGATGGCTACTCAAAGGGTGCAGCAAAGGCTTCAGCAAAAGACCCAGTACTTAACGAAGCAGACCTTATCGAGATTGAGGCACCAGAAGGTTTCCGTCGCGATGATGCATGGTCTCCAAAGAAAGAAGACCAAGACCTTTATGGCGAGAACGTTGACCTCGGAGTTAAGTACACAGATGATGCATATGACGTCATCAAAATGGAAAACAATCAGTTTGCTAAAGACCAGTTCGAGATGGCACAGCAACGCGAGCGTGAAGGCCAAAATGTTGTTGCACAGGGTGAAGGCGCTAATGGTGAGCTTGACCCTAACAAGCCAGTATTTTTAGTAAATCGTCGAGGACAAGAAGATGACCGTCCATTTGCTGCTGTTCAGTCATGGGCAGAAGTACAAGACTTTATTGGACAAGATGAGCCACGCTTTGAGAAAAACGAAAACCCAAGCCCAGACCGTATGGGTGGCGGAGATGATGGTGGAGATGAACCACCAGCCAAGCCAGTTGCAGAGCTTCCAGAAGACGGCGCTAGCGCATTCCCTGAGGGCACAGAGTTTATTCCTGGTAACCCCAAGGCATCTCGCGCAGAGCTAAGCGAGTACCGCAAGAGCCTAAAAGACTTCCGTAAGAATGGTGGCCTAGTTCCACTAGACCCACGCAAGAACTGGGCGCTTCTTCCAGATGGCTCTATCGTTGATAGAGATTCTGGTGAGATGCTTCGTAACACAGAGCGTCAGGTTTTCTTACCAGATGAAGAGCCTGGTCTCATGGAGCGTATCCGTGAAAGGTTTGCTCCTAAGGGTGCTTATGAAGTAGACCGCGATGAGTACAAGCCAGAAGGCCCAATCAATGGTCAGGAGTCTCCAGACTTTACTGATGACCCTGCAGAACTTGCACAGAAGTTCGACCAAGAAGAATTACAAGAATCTCTTAAGGATGCCGTAGAAGGAACTCCAGAAGACCCTGCTACAGGTGTTGGCCGTCTTCCATTCCAAGAAGGCGATGAGCGCGTTCCAGCGGAAGCTCTTTACAACGCACTGAAGGAACAAGGAGTCGATGTTGACAAGTTCCTTGATGACCTATACAAGTTTGAGAAAAAAGAAATGGCTGATGCACTTGCTGAAGCAGACGTTGCAGAAGCACCTGTTGCTAAAGTTCCTACAAAAGAATTGCCACCTCTAATCGAGGGCATGACTCCTGAAGAGCAGCGCGACTTTATTGACAATGGTGACTACAAAAAGTATTTGCCAGAAAATCAAGAGCAGGATGTCCCCGAGGGATATGTTGCTTTAGACAACGAGCCATTTAATGAAGCCATCGTTGACGTACCAGCAGATGCTCCAGAAGGTTTCTCAAACAACCCAGTAGATATTGCTCTTGGATATGACAAAGAAGAACTTAAGGGTGAACTTCGTCGTGCCGTAGAGCCAGCAAACAACATGCCAGGACATGGCATTCTTGCCCAAGAAACACCAGAGGGCGAGGCATACCAAGCCTCTGTTCCAGGTGAAGCAATCCGTGATGCACTACAGCTTCAAGGTGAAGATACAAACGCCTTGCTTAAAGACATCTATGCCGAAGGTAACGACAACGAACCGTCTAACCAAGAGATTGTCGATGCACTGGAAGGGGAAAATGTCCAAGAAGAACCAGCCGAAGCCCCGCAGCAAGCTCCGCAGAACGCGCAAGGACCCGACGCCGCTGAACCAAAGGCAGGACTACCAGCAGATATTGCACCTCAGGGAGCTGAAGGAAGAGCAGAAGCTGCCGAAGGAGTCGAACGACTAGGTTCACAAGAGGCTGACCTTGCAATGGGCGAGCCACGTCGTGAAATGGTTGCTGCTAAAAATCTACAGCCTGGTGATATTGCAGTTCGCGATAACGAGTTCTTTGTTATTGAAGAAGTTGCAGCCCCTGCAGACTTGAGTGAGGGTGGTCAAAAGGATAAGGGCCGTAATCGTATTAACGTTAAGGGCTATTACCCAGGTCACCAAACACAAGACCGTGACTGGTTTGCTGAAGGAAAGATTGAAGTTATTCGTGGTGCTGCTGCTCCTGCAAAGGGCAACGCTGAACCACTAAATAAACCAAAACTTGAAGACTACGTTGGTGGTCGCAAGGACATGAAGAAGATTGACGGCGAGTGGGGTGCAAAAGACCCAGCCATACAAGAAAAATATGCAGCAGACCTAGCAGCACATAAAGCTGCAGTACAAGCCGCTAGCGCAAACTTTGTTGACCCAACAAAGCGCGAAGAAGATGGATTTGTTGATAACGCTGCACAGGCTGATGCACTACCTGCAGCCGCAGCTGGTGGACCACCAAATGGCCCATTCATTGTTAAGGTAAAAGCAAAAGACCTTCAGATTGGCGACATTAGCACTAAGGACCACTTCCGCATTGTTGATATCAAGGCTGGAGAAGGCGACAAGATTATTATTGTTGGTCATTACCCAGGTCAAGGTCTACAAGAGAAGCAGTGGAAGCCTGACACACGCATTGAAGTTTATCGTGGCATTCCTGAAGACCAAGCACCGCAACTTGGTGAAGGTTCGCTACACCGTCCAGCAGGTCGAGGACCTAAGGGTGGTTGGTTCCCAATTGAAGATACAGCTCTCAACGCTGAGCATGAAGCAAAGCTTGCAGAAGTAAAGGGTCGTTGGATTCCACCAGAGAATCTTCCAATTGTTTCTTTTGGTGATGTTACTGGTGAAAATAAACTTGAAGACAACATTAAACTTCCACCAAAACCCCGCGAACCTGCATACCCAGCGTTTATGGGCAAGTTTGCTGAGTGGGCTAAAGAAGCTCAAGGTAATTGGGCAGAGTTTAAGAAAAAGCTTGCAGGTCAAGACCTGATTGTTTTTGACTTTGAGACAACTGGCGTAGATGTAAAAGACGGCAATGAACCTTGGCAGATTGCTGCAGTTAAGATGCGCGATGGCAAGATTGTTGACCGTATCAATATCTTTATGAACCCAGGCAGAAGTCTTAAGGGTACATACGCTGGGGAAAATGCAAAAGACCCAGATGGCAATCCGCTAACTGATGAGTTCTTTGCTGATAAGCCAAGTCAAGCAGAAGGACTTGCGCAGTTCTTAGAATGGGCTGGCGCAAACCCACTTGCT